GATATAACAGCTTGATTGATGGCGAGTCAAATTCTACAATTGCAACCCATATCTTAGTCTTTTTTTGGCCTTTGTGAGCTTGTAACCTATGTTCACCTGCAACCAATTCATACTTACCATTTGGTAATAGTATAACAACTGGTGGAATTGCATATTGTGGTTCATATAAACCATTTTTGATAAGTACCTCAAACTTAGCAACAGGAGCAGGAAGAATACCTTTTTTACGGGCTTTATTTTTTCTTGCATATATATCTATGTCTGCAATAACAATATAACCAACTGATTTAACGGTCATACCATTAAATTTTGGCTTCCTTGGTTTTAAAATCATAATATATCTTTCTTCAAGTTACTCTTAAACATACCATGATTCGGCTGCAGTGTCAAGGGCTTAATTAAAGAAATCCTCTAATGTTCCTTGTGTACCATAACTGCGATCCACCAACCAATTAATCTTTTCAATGATAACATTGAGTGGTTCAACAAATGATTTCTCAAACTGCATATCATAATTGATTAGTTTATGGAAGTCTAATTCTTTTGGAAGTTTTGTCATAAAAGAAATAGATGTACATTGGTAGATGTTTGGTGCTCGTAGATGTAAGAACTTAATCTTATCACCCTCTTGAATATAAGGATACTTTCTACCAAGCTTGTTCTTCTTTACCAAGTGATTGTACAAGATGGCTCCCTTACAGTGTATAGGTGCACCCTTACCAAACATTTGATTTGGATCACTAAACTTTGTAAGACCATTTACAGACCGCGGATAAGCAATATCTTCTGGTGGAAGGTTCATAAACTCTTCACGAAAGTCTTGAATAAAGGTATTCAGTTCTTTCTCATCACCATTCATAATGATACTAAGGCCTTCTTTAATCTTGGCTCGACATGGTGCAGGAGTACTAGACTTAACTGCCTCGATACCCATAATCTTGAGTTGTGCCTCTTTATACTTGACACCTTCCATATCCCAGACATTTAGAATGTATCGTTTCTTTGCAGTCCAGATACCCTTGTCTGCAATTGCCTCACGAGCCATCTGCATCTTCTGTTCATATGCATTTACATACTTAGCCAAATCTTGATAACTCTGATCAATAAACGGTTCAATCTTATCCCTAGCGATTGTGTCCATGAAGGCGACAATCTTCGCAGTATCCGTTCCTTCTTCAAACACTTTATTAACCAATCTGTCAAAAGTAATGTAGACTGAATCCGTATCTGACGCGATAACGTAGTCTTCATTATTAGTTTCCAGCAGTTCGTTAAGGTATTTGTTAAGACTACGTTCAATCCAACGAATAGATAATTGACCAGAAGTAGTAATTGCTTCAGCAACCAGTAAATCGTAATAGCGGAACCAGTTATTACCAATAGCACCATATGCAGAATTGAGAGAAATCTTTTTAGCAAGTTGGATATTATTATACTTGGAAATATCTTTGAGTAGTTTAGGGTCTTTAGTGTTTTCATAATCTTGTTTCGCCTGTAAAGTTAGTTTCTTATACTTCACACGATCATCATACATTGATTGCATGATCTCTGGCAGAAACCCTCTTTTAGTGGTTTTAAACAAAGCACCATTAGGTGTTAGTGTTACATCTTTTAAAATTGATGTGTCTACCTTCTTGTCAAGCAGTTTGTCTACAGACATACCTTTTACTTTTTCTTGACCTACAAGTGTTTCTGGTGAAATATTATATTGCATAATTAAGTGTGGATATAGAGAATTTAAATCAAAAGACATGACCCACTTGTGCATACCTACTTGCGGGTCTTTCACATATGCACCCTCAAACTTCTCTGACTTGGCACTATGTTTCTTTTGTGGGATCACAATATTCTTACCACGCAAGTAGTTGTAAATAAGTATATCCCAATACTTAACAGAACCAAGAACATCCATATAGTTTACTTTGGCTTCATACGCCATTGTCAAACAAAGTTCAATCAACTTCATCTTGTCTTCTAAGCGATCAACAATCTCAACATCCATGATGTTGTATTCAATGAAAGATTGGAAGTCTTTTTGATACCACTCACTGAATGTGTCAAATGGATTACCATCTTTATTTTCACCAAGTTCAACAAATGCAATATGATCAAGTCGATATGATTCTTGGTTGGTATATGTAAACTTACGATATAGATCAAAATAATCTAGGTGAGCGATACCCTGTATCTCATACACTTGGTGCTTTCTGCCCATCTGAAATACTTCGCGAGACATTACATTTCTCCAAGGAGATAGTCTCTTTATTTCATCTTCACCACAAAGTTTGGAAATACGATTACACAAGTAAGGAATATCAAAAAATTCTGTATTCCAACCTGTGATAATGTCAGGCTGATGCCTTTCCCAAAAAACAAGAAACTCTTGGATAAGATGAAGTTCACTTTCACACTCGACATAAGTTACGTCCTCGCGAGTGTTCTCAAACTTACCAACACCCCAGACAACAAACTTTTTGTTTTGGTGGTTCTTTACTGTGATTGATAATAATGGCTCTTCTGCCTTTTCTGGACTTGGAAATCCATTCTCACAAGCAACCTCAATATCAATAGTAACAACTAGGATATTATCAATATCCCAATTTACAGTTTTAGGATATTGATCAGCAAGATAGCAATAATGAAATTGATTATTGCCATAAACTAAATTAGATTGATTTTTATATTGCTCAACCCAAGCTTTAGCTTCCTTGATCGTATTGTGTTTGATAGGTGTTACATACTTACCATCAAGAGTTTTCCACTCTGTAGGTTGTGCAACAGGTGCGTAAAGTGTTGGCGAATACTTAACCCTTCGATTAATACGTTCGCCATTCACTACTTCTCTAAGTAATAGAGAATTGCCCCACTGGACAATGTTTGTATAAAAGTTCATAATATAAATATATCACAGTTCTGGTTAGATGTCAAGTATTTTATTCATTATCCTCTACATTAAAATTAATACTAAATTGTGCACCATCATCTTCTTGTAGCAACTCTTTAGCTTGTGCAGGAGTTAACACTGCAAAATGTTTATTAAGCATTTCTATACGATCTTCTGCCATAGCCATCTTATCAAGTTCTTCTTGAATAGCTTCAACAATATCGCTATGTTCACCAATACCAACACTCTGATTCATATAAACCATAATATTTGTTTTGGCTCTTTCTAGTTCACCTTCGGCATGCATTCTTGCTGCCTTCACTAATTGTGTACTCATATTCATTTAATTTTTTCCTCTATATTTACCACTACTGCAGTATTCCACTTTTCAGCTTCTACTTTTGCTTCTTTTTCTGTATTAAAAACTCTTGGGTTTCCATTTGTACGCCATGAACCACCATCTGTTTTACAAATATATTCATAACCTTCCATTGGAAATGGTTCAAACATCACTGCGTATTTCATTATATATCCTTCTTCGTTGTCACTAAAAACTTTCTTTGTGGATTTATCATCACATTAAGTTTATTCATTACAAATCTATTTAATAATACATCTGTACCCATTTTAGTTCTGTCATCTAATCCAAACATAAACTCATGTGTAGAACCAAAAAAAGTTAAATTTAATTTTACAACATATCTTTCATCAACTCCAGCACCTGTTTGGGCTTCATATTCTTTTATTAGATTAGTAGTAATAGTTTTTCCACTATTGGTGAATGTTACTTTGTTACCGTTTACTTTAATATTTTCAGCATGCAACACTGACAAAACAGAATTGCCTGTATCAAACTTTGCAACTCTTTCTCCAAAAGGTTCTATCTCAACAATCTCATTATATCCACATTGGTCAGGTACAGAGTATCTTACATCTGGATTTAAAAAGTGTGTTAGAACTTCTTTAGAGATATTTTTATTAGTTGCCTCTTCAATACCATCTGTGCCTGGCGAACTATTTACTTCTAGTATGTATGGTGGTTTCTTTTCTCTATTTTTTGCTGGAATAAAATCAACCGCAGTAAAGATGCCATCTACAGCTTTGGCTGCTAGTAAGCATTGTTCCTCTTCCATAGAAGTTAATTCATATGCAGAAACATTTCCACCCTGAGAATAATTTGATCTAAAATCACCTTCAACTACATTTCTTTTCATAGTTGCAATGACACGATCACCTAATACAATAACACGAATATCACCATCAGTTTTAATGTATTCTTGAATTAGTAAATCACTATCTTCATCAGTCTTATAAACTAATTGTACAATAGCATCCAAAGACTTTTTAGATTCAATAAACAATACACCAACACCCTTAGAGCCTCTTAGTGTTTTCATAATAATTGGAAACTTAGTATCTAAGGCTTCAAGAGAAACATCTATCATATCTTTATTTGGTATTAAAATTGTTTTTGGTTGTGTCAACCCATATTCTTTTAATCTAACGTAGTTACGATATTTGTCTGCACAAATATTGATAGTGGTTCTACTATTAACACAACAGTAACCTAGTCTTTCAAACTCAGATATTAAATCTAAGTGACTATCTTTTGATGGTGTACCACGAACAAAAATAATTGTGTTAGAAGAATTTGTTTGAAAACCTTTGTCATCATTCATTTTATGAATAAAATGATTACCATCAGCATACCTTAAAGTAGCACCATCAAATTGCACAATAGTATTTTGCAATCCAAGCTTGGTTGCTTCCTTTGAAAGTTTTTTTGCTGTAATTGATTTATCACCATGTTCAACAGTGAGAATTACAACTCTATACTTTTCATCTTTCGACTCAGTTATGAATGACTTGAAAGCTTCCAAACTAACCCTCTCTTTTTTTACCTATGTTATATTTAGTTTCAAGAATCCACTCACTTTTTTCTTTGAATGAAATTATTTTAATTTGACTAAGTGGAGCTATCGGTTCAGTTTTACCTGTTATCTCGACTAAACCCCAATCAGCTAATAGAGTAGAAATCCTATTTCGTCTAGCAATATCATTTTCTGATAAGTTAGTATTTTTACCATCTAACGCAAATAATTCTTTAAAATGCACAATAAAGTATTTACCCTGCTTATGTAATATATGACAGGATTGATATAGTTTCTTTTCTTTTCTTGATGCAACTCCGATACGAGAGAGTGTTTCTCGTATCTTTAAAAAATCGTCTGGTTCTTTCAGAACAACTTCAAGCATATGGTCTTGTGTCCAATTAATGTTTTCCATTTTTACCACCTTTATTCAAGCTATTTTTGATAGCCTTTATCTGATCATCATCAAGTACATTAAGGGCAGACTTTGCCTTTTCATTTGAGTATCCAAAATACTCTTTAACATACTCTAGATTTGTTACTTTGTTCGCCTTCATCCACGGTGTAAACCTTTTCCGTGATCTGATACTATTTAGGAAAAAGTCAAATTGTAACTTATGATCTAAATGAGAGTTAACATTCATCTCATTTACAAGCATGATGGTATCTGGAAATGGTGCCAGACATTTGTTTACGATGAAAGGTGGATATTTCTTTTCCCACATTTCATCGTCTGTGTCCATGAGGTTCTTCTTTTCATGGTTGATTGCATTTAAGTAGTCTTTGAGTTCATAGGTCATTTGAACTTCGCTTGACCCATAATCTCAGTCATACAAGCCAAAAGATTAATCTCTTGATCTGCAACAAATGCTGACTTATATGAATAGTCTGCAATTATAACTACAACATGAGGGATAGTAGAACCATCAACACAATCGTACAAATTATCGTACAAGCGTCGAAAAATGCGTACAGGATCGTTATCAAGATTTTGTACAATCCACTTACGGACATTTGTAAACTCCTTCTGTTTTAGAGAATGCATTAGTTCATTTATATTTGAATCGGATATATTTACTAAGATACCCGCATCTATAATACCAGATGCAGCATACCTTTGAAGTTCATTCAAAACTCTACGCCAGTCTGGAAAGAACTTATTTAGAAGTTCAGCAACAGCCTTTGGATCAAACTTAACATCTTCTTTAGTAAGAACAGTTTGAACTCTTGCAAAAAACTCTTGTGCAAGTTTAGGTTTCTGATCTTTTGGGATGATAAAATCTACAACACTACAACGAGAGTGTAGTGGTGGTATCAATCTGTTTTTGTAATTACAAGTTAGAATAAATCCACAATTCTTATGGAACTCTTCCATGAAACCACGCAAAGCTGGTTGAGTAGATTGAGCATTTAGATAATCTGCCTCATCTAAGATAATGTATTTACGCCCACCTTCAAGTGAAACTGTGGATGCAAAGTTTTTAATTTTAGTTCGTAACACATCAATACCAGATTCCTCAGAACCATTTATCATCATATACGTTGCACCTATTTCCTCAAGCATGGCTTTGGCGACAGTAGTTTTACCTACGCCTGGACCACCAGACAAAATTAAGTTTGGTATGTGTTTGTCATTGACAAATTCAGTAAATGTTTTCTTTAGATCATCTGGTAAGATGCAGTCACGAATAGTAGACGGGCGGTATTTCTCCACCCACAAAAAAGTTTCCATAATATATATTTCCTAAATTAAACTTTGTAAGTTGATTCGGGCTCAAGTGCTATCCAGTATTCTACTGGAGAACTTTTATTTGTATAGTGACTAATGTTCTTAGATGAAATCTCTACATCATAAGTACCATCAAGCAGTTTCATATTTTCTACTTTGAAGAAGAAGTTAAACTCACCTTCACCATCAGTAGCAACATCAAGAGAGTAGTTGTTTGCAGTGTCATTCTTCTTATCTTTTACAGTAAGAGAACTACCACTACCATTCTTTTCCAGAACCATGTCTGGGGCTCCAATTACTCCAGCAGCCCGTTTCAATTTAGATAAATCTTCGTTACTCATTGTAAAAGTAACTTCTTGAGAAGGCATAGTAATCATTTTACTAGGACTTGTAACAACTGATGGATCAGAATAGAAATACTTCAGAGAGTTTGAAGTATTATTTTCCTCAGTAATCATAACATGATTTTCTGAAAAGTCCAATACAGGACTTGTAAATAAAGACATAGATGCAAGAAATTCATTCAAGTCATAGATTGCCACTTCCTGTGGAAATGTTTCTTCTACATCGGCTTTAGCAACAATGTTCTTCATTGCAGACATTGTTGTAATTGTGTTGCCCTCTTTAATCACTAGATTTTGATTAATAGTAGCAAAGTTCTTCAATACTGAAGTGGTATGGTTACTCAGTTTCATAATTTATAGTCTCCTCAATTTCTTTTATTTGATATTCTAAAACATTTATTGCAGTGTGTATATGCCCAGTAGCAGAGGGCCGTAGTTTTTCTTTTAGTAAGTCTATTTCTTGACTAAGAACTAACAGCCTAGCATGCTGCGATGGTACTTGTGTCACTTCTGATTCTCCAATTC